AAGCCGAGAACGCATATCGATCTAACTGGATGTCCAGAAAAGCCATAGACATTCCTGCGCTTGATATGATGCGCGAGGGCTGGGCTTGGCAGTGTAGCAAAGAAGAAATTGCACTAATTAAAGCCGAAGAAAAAAGGCTACAGGTTTACAGCCGAGTATTCAAAGCCATAAAGCAAGCACGGTTGTTGGGCGGTGCCGGGATCATTATCAGCGACGGCAAAGACAACAACGATCAGCCCTTGGTGCTGAGCAGCATAAAAAAGGGCGGCGTGCAATTTATAAGAGTAATGGACCGATACCAGTTATCAAGCGGCCTGCTAGACTTTGACCCCATGAGCCCTACTTACATGGAGCCTATTTATTACGATCTGATCGGCGCTGCTGGCGGCACTATTCGCATTCATCCGTCGCGTGTTGTTCGGTTCCTGGGCAACGAACTGCCGGTTGATTCGCAGATTCTTTACGACCGATGGGCAGACAGCATTCTTGATTCTATCGAGATTGCAATTCGTGACGCCACCGCAGGCCAGCAGGGCATCGCGGCTTTGGTTCAAGAGGCCAAAGTTGACGTTTATCAGATTGACGGCTTCATGGAAGGGATGAAAAGTGAGGTCTATAAACGGGCGGTTGTGGAACGGTTCAGCCTAGTGCAGAGCATGAAATCAACTGTTAATGCGCTGGTTTTGGACAAGAACGACACTTACCAGCAGAAGTCAGTCAATTTTGCACAGCTCCCAGAAGTACAGCGCCTGCAGCTACAGATTGTATCCGGTGCCGCTGACATCCCTGCAACCCGGTTTCTTGGTCAATCACCTGAGGGTATGAACTCGACGGGTGATGGTGATCTAAGGAATTACTACGACAGGATCAGCGCAGAGCAAGAGCTGCATTTACGCGAGCCACTAGAAAAACTTATGGACGCGGTTGTACGTTCGGCGTTAGGTGATAGGACAAGCGACTGTCAATTTCGCTTTCGCCCTCTGTATCAAATGAGCGAGAAAGACAAAGCCGACATATTCAAGACAAAGGCAGACGCGGCAAGGGTTCTTGCAGGTGGCGGCGATGACTTGCCGTTGGTTCCGGTGGAGGCGCTATCCGACAGCCTAATTAACTCATTTATTGAAGCAGGCGACTTGCCGGGGCTTGAGGCGGCAATGCAAGAACTAGAGGGCGGCGAAGATGAGTAGAGCAAAAGGAGGCTTGCAATGCAGTTTGTAGACAAAGTTTCGATTGACGAAAGCACAGTCAAGCGCACAGTCGACGGCTACTTGGTTGCATCGTCTCGGGTCAGTCGCGCCGGCAATGTCCAACTGTATACCGGCGATGAGATGAAACAGCCGGGAATGGAGTTTGTTCGTGTGCTCCGGCCAGAGTCCGAAGTGTTCTCCACTGACTCAATGGCCAGCATCGCGCATAAGCCGATGACGAACAATCATCCCGCGGCAAGCGTTACCGCTGACACTTGGAAGCTAGATTCCATAGGCCAGATGGGTGATGAGGTTACACGCGACGGTGAATATATCCGCGTGCCGCTGATTATGATGGACGGCACCGCAATCAAAGATTACGAAGGCGGCAAGCGCGAACTCTCCCTTGGCTACACTGCCGACGTTGAGATGGTGAGCGGCCTCACAGACAGCGGCGAAGCATACGACGCGATACAGCGAAACATACGAGTTAATCACGTTGCACTTGTCGATCAGGGCAGGGCAAATCAGGAATTACGCATCGGGGACGGTGCGCAAGCATGGGGCTTTGTCCCACTCAACCACGACCAGAAAATTAAAGGATCAGCCATGACTATGTTAACAGTGGTTCTGGGCGACAAGGCGGTGCAAGTTGCCGCTACCGACGCCCCGGCGATTGAAGCGTTTAAAGTAAAAATGGCCGACGCCGAGGCCAAGTTAATCAGCGACCGTTATGATATGAAGATGGAAATGGACGCGATGATGGGTCGGATGCAGGCTGAGATCGACGACTTGAAAGACAAAATGATGGATGAAGACGAAGTAGATAAGCGGGTAATGGATCGCGCTGAGCTGATCGGCAAGGCAAAGTTGATTGCAAAAGACCTGGCTATTGCTGGCCTAAGCGATGCAGATATTCGCAAAGCTACCGTTGTGGCCAAGCTGGGTGATTCAGCAGTCAAGGATAAATCAGCGGCGTACATCGACGCACGCTTTGACATCTTAGCAGAAGACTCAGCAACCACCACTGACCCGCTGCGCAACATTGGCCAAGTCCAATCCAACGACGGCGCAGGTAGTTGGAGCGATTCCACTTTTGCCTCTGCTGGCATCAAAATGAAGAAGGGAGCGTAAAGAATGGCAACTCTACAGAAACGCCAAGCAACAGCGTCGTTTATTGTCAGCGAGTCTAACGGCTTCCGATCACGCGATGACGTAACCGTGACCGTTCCCGCAGACACCACCCTATCTGCCGGCACTGTCTTAGGCAAGATTACCGCCACTGGAAAGTTTGTGCGTCACGATGTCGCGGCAACTAACGGATCGCAGAACGAGGCGGGCGTACTATTTGAAACCATCGTGAACACCACTGCCTCGGGCGTTGATTATGCAAGCGTTAACTTTGCACGCGATGCCGAGCTTAACGGTCACGAACTGACCTATGAGGTTGGTGCAGACTCCGCCCAAATCATCGCATCCGACCTTGCCCTAAAGGCACTCGGCATCATCGTTCGTCGATAAAGGAAAAAATCATGGCTTCAATGAACGTTTTCAATAACAGTGCTTTTTCGATGACATCTTTGACAGGTGTCAGTAACAAAATGGATTTCAAACCTCAACTTCTAGGCGAGCTTGGCCTATTTGAGCCTATGCCCGTCCGCACCCGGACAATTTTTGTAGACCGCCGCGACGGCGTGCTAACCCTTATTCCTACAAGCCCGGTTGGCGCTTCAACTTCTGAGTTGAAAGAAGACGACCGCGATGCGGTTCCCTTGAAAACGGTCCGGCTTGCAAAAGGTTTCACGCTCTACGCTGAAGAAATCCAGAACATCCGTGCCTTTGGTTCCGAGACTGAGCTGGAGCAAGTTCAGGCAGAGTTCTTGCGCCGGTTCGCTCGCGTCCGTAATGACGTTGAACTGACTCAAGAATATCACCGCTTGGGCGCGCTGCAAGGCAAGCTGTTGGACGCTGATGGCTCAAGCGTTATCTACAACTATTTTGACCAATTCGGCGAGGCAGAAACCACAGCTATTAACTTTTTGCTGACCACTGCAGGCACTGATGTGCGCGAAATTTGTAACGGCGTCGTCCGTGCGATGGCTCGCTCTGCTAAGGGTGCTTTTACTACAGCAACAACCGTGCACGCGCTTGTCGGTGACACGTTCTACGACTTGCTGATTAAGCACCCGAAAGTGCGTGATACCTTCCTTGGCTATGCCGCTGCGGGTGACCTTCGCCAGGGTAATGCTTTTCAAGCCTTCACATTCGGCGGCATCACCTTCCACAACTATCGTGGCACTGACGACAACTCGGCTGTTGCGATTGCTGACACGGAAGCCAAGTTTTTTCCAATCGATGCAGAAGGTGTTTTCAAGCACGCAATGGCCCCGGCTGAGTTTGGTCCGTTTGTAAACACTCCTGGCGTGGACACCTACGGCCTCAACATTCCAGATCGTGAGCGTCAAGCGTTTACCCGTGGCGAAATCTACAGCTACCCGCTTTTCCTGTGCTGTGCTCCTCGTGTGTTGCGTCGTGGCGTGTCTAACGCTTAAACTGAATGAATAGGCGGGGCTACGGCCTCGCTTTTTAGGAGCGTCACAATGTCAGCGTACCAGGTTAAAAATAACTCATCACGTGACAAGGCCATACGAGTCTTCGGTGGAACGCAAACCGTAAGAGCCGGGGCTTCTGTCATTCTTGAAAACGCCTTGCAATTAAGCGAAGCGCAGATCAAAGATTTCGCCGATATGGGTGTAATAATTACCGTGCCAATCATTCCAAAACCTGCCAAGAATCAATCCAAATTTAACAAGGGGTAACGTATGCCCGGCTACGGCACAGATATCGGCTTTGCAGACTACATTGAAGCCAACGGCCTAGAGATACCCGCTGGCACTGTAGCCGCTGCCCGCTTGCGTGGGTCTGTGTATCTTGACGGCCATTATTACCAGCGGTTCCCCGGCCAACCCACAGGCGGCATAGATCAGGAGCGATCATGGCCCCGTAAAAGCGCCATTGATCGCTTTGGCAATTCAATCCCTGATAGTTCTGTTCCGGTACGCGTGGTCAGCGCATCTTATGAGGCAACACTTCTTGAACTGCAAACACCGGGATTTTTTGCTAAGACATTTACCGAGTCAGAGCAGAAAGTGTTGACAAAAGTGCAATCAATATCTTTCACGTATATTGGAAGCAACAAGGGCGACAGGTCCTCATCGCCAACGGTCACAGCAATTGACAATCTTCTGTCATCTATCTTGACACCGGATGACCTACCTGCCGCGTTGATCGTATCGTGAGCATAAACTGGGCAGAGATCGCCGTCGAAGTAAACGCCGCTATCAAGTCGGTTGCGTCGACCGATGAAGGCTACCCCGCAACCATCCGCCAGCAGTCTGGAAGCGGCGGTGACCCTTGGGATCCGGTAACGTCATACTCCTATACAACAGTAAGCATACTTGAAGACAACCGTCGCGTTATGGCCGCAGATGGCACGTACGTTGAAATCATAAATCGAACCCTGACTATGGCCGCGACACCGGGGTTTGCTCCAAAGAAAGCAGATGATGTTGCGGCAGGCATTACAAGAAGCCAAGCGACCTCTGGCAGTGATTGGATAAGCATCACTAAAGTTCGCACCCTAGCCCCCGCAGGCGTTGCTGTGCTGTACGAACTGGACTTGTCAGCCTAATGGCAACCGTCAAATTAAACGGCATCACAAAAGAGCAGGAGGCGGCTTTTCGCAAGGCGTTCTCTGACTCTGTTGCTAAGCTAAAAAACGATGCCGTCATTAAGGATCTGATCGACCGTATTGCCGTGGGTGATATTAATGGTGTACTAACGGCAATCGGAATTAGTGAGGCGTCGCTCGGGTCCATTGAGCAGGCCATTCAGAACGCCTACCGCAAAGGTGGCGATACTGCGGCAAGTCAAGTTGGCCGTGTTCCTGCGCCCGGCAGTGATGTGTCGTTTGCGTTTGCGTTCAATGTCCGCAACACCCGCGCTGAGCAGTGGCTACGGCAGAACTCATCCAGCTTGATTGTTGAGATTACGGAAGGCCAACGTGAGATGGTCCGCCAGCAGCTTACCGCCAGGTTATCTGAGGGAGTTAACCCCAGGCAGTCGGCGCTTGATCTTGTGGGCAG